AGAACAGTGGCAGCCAACCTGAATTGTTGGGATGTTGACCCAGAAGAATTAATGGAGGTGAGGGATGCACAACAGCAAAATCAACTTAACCGAAAAGAGAAGAGAACAGCTAAGAAAAGAAATAGGAAGAAAAACTAGGATAATCGCTTGGTTACTGCCCAGATTTCACAGGGGAATATCAAAGCCTAGTAATTACGAGAAACTAATAGGGAGAACAGATGAAAATGAAATTTAAAGAAGGCATATACGAAGACCTACCTTTTGACCAGTACAACGAAATACCAGCTTATCGTGCCTCTGACCTGAAGGACATTGACCGCTGTGCCTACAGCTGGAAAAACAAGAAGGGCATGGTAGATTCACCAGCTCTGTTGGAAGGGCGGTTGCAACACACCATATTTTTGGAACACCACAATTTTAATAAGGAATTTGTTATTGAACCCGGTGTGGATAAAAGAACCAAAGCTGGCAAGGAAGAATATCAGGCATTTCTGCAAGAGGTGGGCAATTTAACCCCCATTTCACAGGAACTTTACGATACCTGTATAGAACGCAGGGAAATCGTCAGGGAGTATATTCCCAGTAAATTGGATAAGGTGGAACTGACCCTGTGCTATATCTTGCATGGTCAACCCTTTAAATCCAGATTGGATTGGTACGATGGCAGTAGGGTCTGGGATTTGAAGACCTGTCGTGATGCCTCACCCAGAGGCTTCAGGAATGCGATTAATATGTTCCGCTACCATATGCAAGCCTCACTCTATATCGATGCCTGTAGGCTCTTAAACATGCCCACAGAGGGTTTTTTCTTCCTTGCCCAAGAGAAAGCTCACCCTTATCCTTACGCAGTGTATACCTTGACTGAAGAGGCCTTGAAATACGCACAGTCAAAAAATGAAAGGGCTTTGAAAGTATTGCTGGAATCCAAGAAGGAAAACAACTACAAACCTTTTAATATATCAGGCGTACAAACAGTGGAGCTGGGTGATTTATGGTGAGCCATTTTCATGCAACCATTCCACCCTACTTCTATCATACAACCAGAACACCAACAGGTAGCGATCCCCAGATTCAACAGGTAAACCTCGGTGCATGTTGGTAAAGCTCGGAAACATCAGAGCGTGGCCTGTGGGGATGGGAGCTACCTCACCATAGTTGTGAAATTCAGTGCCACCGCCTTTATACTTGCCAGTATTTAAAGGCACCACCACACTCATATCAGCGGATTCGTCATGGTGCCATGCCCCTTGTTCCTTGTCCTTTAAGTTGTAGTTGGCTATCTGGATGGAACCCACACTCACACAGTTGCGTTGCCAGATGGAAAAGAAAACTGGGTTGAGGATGGTTTGCACGATAAACCACATATTGCGGTACAGCTCTGGCAGTTTTTCCTTTAATACAATCTCTGGGATCTGCCTGAGCTCATCTTCTTCTTCATTGGTTTCAAAAGCGAGCTCCTTATTTATGTGCTTGATTTCATCAACCAGCATGGTACAAAACTGTCGTCTGAATAAAGGCATCCTGTAGATGTCTGGGTAAATCTTCTTGATGTGTTTCTGGATGGGAGTCTTCTCTAATTTCTCCACTCCCTGTTGGGCAGTGAATTTGGTTATGACTGGCAGACTTTCTTGCACTGCGTTGTAGATACTGTGAGTGATGCACCAATGCGATTGCATAGACAATAAGTAGTTCTTTAATTGGTAATCTGCCACACAATAAGTCTATCATGTGGCAGTGGGGGGTGTCAGTCAGTCTAAGTTATTCTAGTAATTTTGGTACTCCAACCCCAAGGGGCATCACTTTGAAAAACCTCATTCAAATCAAGATTTATTAACTCTATTATTTCCTCGTTTTCAAAACCCCAATCTTCTTGGTCTTCAATGAATTTTGTTAATGGAAGTTCCTTGGGTTCTGTTTTACCATAAGCCTCTTCATTCCATTCAACTTTAAACAACATATCTTTTATATCCATTACACCACCCCCTTATAATTATCGTCAAAACAGTAAAAACAATATTGTGGTTTTTTATATGTGTGGTCGTATAGTCCAACCTCGTCAAAACCATACAAAACACAACCTGTTTCTGTAGGATCAGTACCTTTTTCGTAAACTGTTAGATCGTGTCCTCTTGGTATTGCACCCTCAAAAGTGTCAATATTAATATTTTTGTAATCACTAACTTTTTTCATTTTTCCCCCTAGCTGGCTATCCAGCCAACAATATAAATAAACACAATCATGTTCACTACTGGAACGATGACACCTAAGTGATCTAGGAAATTAAGAACTCTAATCATTTCTGCCTCCTTTTTTATCAATCATCACATTACTATTATAAGGGTTTTATACAAATTTACAAGTTTTTACACAAGAAAATACAACTTAATTTAACTAAATAAAAAGTTGTAAATACTTGTATCTTTCTGTAAAATGCCATAGTTATGGAAAGTGCTAACATAAAATATCCAAAAGGTCGTAAGAGCCTAGCTATTGATGTGGACACCTATAACCTGTTGCAAGAGATTTGTAATAATGAAAGGCGATCTAAGATAGACCAGCTGAAGATCCTGATTGAGTCAGCTCA